AACTATGGCCATTACAGGATTTCCAACATCTTCTCAAACAGATTCGTCTGGATTAGTAACAACTACTAATGCAGATGGAACGATACAAACATCGCAAGCATCGTCAGGATCTATCGCATCCGAAGCTATTACAAATCCCAGTGTGTCGGATGCTGAAAGTTTAAAAAAAATATCGAATCCTACTAATATAGTCAATCTTTCGCAACAATTATCAGCAAATGTCGCAGGATTAGCAGAATCATTAACAGCATCTCTTAAACCTAGTGCGACTCCGACTACTCCGCCTAGAGCCGTAGCAAAATTTGGTCATATAGATCAAAGAGTTAGATTAATAGTTCCGGACTCCTATTTAATTAATCAAGCAGCAGGTCCTAATGGTGAACTTAAACGAAATGGAGGAATAATTTTTCCTTATACTCCGTCGATTACATTAGATCATAGCGCTAATTATGAACCATTTAATGCTGTTCATTCTAACTATACTCAAAATTTTTATAAAAGTAGTGCAGTAAGTGATATTAAAATTACCGGTAAATTTTCAGCTCAAAATGATATCGAATCTCAAATTTTATTAGGAGTAATACATTTATTAAGAGCTCTTACTAAGATGAAATTTGGTGATGATCCTAATGCAGGAGCGCCGCCGCCGGTCTGTAGATTAATGGCCTATGGTCCTTATATGTTAGATATGGTTCCTGTTGTTATTAAAGGATTTAATTTTGATCTGCCGGAAGGTATAGATTACTTTACAGCCGGCGCCGATCAGAATAATTTTTTATATGGATCTTCTTCTGTGCCGGTATTTACAACAATTAATTTGACATTATCTCCGGTTTATAGCAGACGAGAAATGTTAAATGGTACAGTTTCTGGATGGTTGACCGGTAATCAACGTGCTCAAGGATACTTATAATGTCCGCAACTTATTCTAAAAATAGCCCTTATTATACCACAGTAGTCTCTAATGGATACTTGGATATTATCAATTTTCGTAATATTCCTAATGTAACTAACGATGTACAGTTTGTTGTTACTAGTCAATATGCTAATCGACCGGATTTGCTAGCATATGATCTATACGGAGATCCTTCATTGTGGTGGGTATTCGCTGTAAGAAACAAGGATATAATTAAAGATCCTATCTATGATTTATATGCCGGCCAGGCAATATACCTTCCCCAGCTGCAAACTTTAAAAACATTATTAGGTATATAAAATGCCAGCTCTCGTAATTGCACCGAAACAACAATCATTTTCCGGGGATTCTAAAACAGAAAATAAAACCCCGTCTAAAAGCAGTACTGAACAAAATAAGATACCTATAGCAGGAAAAACTTTAGGATCTAATATTTTAAACAATTATAAATCTTATACTTACAATTTCACTTTAGCATCTCTTAAAGGTAATGCATTGGTTAATCCATTCAATCTTGACGATAATCAAGACTATTGGATTATTGCTAGATCAGGAGGTAAAGGAACAACAGGTTTACAAAATCCAATTCAGCGTACTGCTCCTGCCTCGCAGTTATATACTAATCCTAATTCCACTCAAGCTAAACATAATCAAAATGTAATTGCAGAAATTAACAGATTAAATGAATCGTTTTCCTCTCTCTTACAAAATTTTAATACACAAAGCCCAGGGCAATTTGATTTTTATATCGATCAAGTAGAAATAGAAAATATTGTCGGCGGTGATAAAAAAACTAGCATGTCTCCTGCTACTAATATTAAATTTCAAATCACTGAACCATATAGTATGAGTGGTTTTATAGAAGCATTGCATGTTTCTGCAATTGCTTCCGGGCATGATAGTTATATTAATTGTCCATATATGCTTAAAATGCAATTTATAGGATACCCAGATGGACCTGATTTATCAGATCCTGAGATTATCGATAAATCTACAAGATACTTTCCTATGAAATTTACTTCAATTGATATTGAAGTAAAAGAAAGCGGAACGGTTTATAATTGCAGTGCAGTTCCTTGGAATGAACAAGCATTAGGCGAGGTTCAAAATCTTAAAGATACTGTACAGATTAAAGGTAGTGTTATTAAAGATATATTAACCAGCTTTATGGATGGTATTAATACAGGAAAGCTAAAAGAAGCACAAGCGCTTAGTAATTCTCAAGGTAATGTTAGTCATGATATATTTGAAATCGTATTCCCTACCCCAACAGATACCGGATTAGATTATACAAAAGATAATGAGATTGCTGGTAAGAAATTAGTCGAACTTTATAAATCTAACACTGCTTATGAATTTATAGACCAATCAAAAGTCACAGATAATAACAATACAGATACAATCCCTTACGATCCTGTTAATCCTATAGCACAATTTGCAAAAGGACAAGATGTCGTAGATTGTATTTCTTCGGTGATACGAGATAGCGAATATGTAAAAAATATAGCAGAAACTTTTAAAATTGATGAAAACGGTATGGTTGATTATTTTATGGTCAATGTTGAAACAGAACATTTAGGTATTGACAATCCTAAAACAAACCTACCTCTTTTTAAATATAGATATGTTGTTGTACCATATAAAATACATTATTCTAGGTTTCCTCCTAAAGTTCCTGCTACAGCAGATACTTCAAAGTTAAAAGAAAGTATTCATCGAGAATACAATTATATATATTCTGGTAAAAATGTAGACATTACAGGATTTAGATTGCAATTTAATACTTTATTTTTTAGTGCAATACCTAAAGCATTAGGCAATAAGGTAGGAGTTCCGTCTAATGGAGGATTAACAGAACAGTCGGGATCTAGTAAAACAGCATTACCTGATTCTAAACTTGCCGATCGAGAAAAAAGTTGGTTAGGAAAACCTCCTATAAAAGTAGCAACAGACAATACAATGGTTGTAGTATCAGGTGTGCCTAATACTGCATTGCCCACTACTGATCCATATGCAGACCTAGCTAAGTCTATGCATAAAGCAATTTTAGAAAATGTCGATCAATGCACTGCAGAATTAAACATCATAGGAGATCCATATTATCTAGTAACAGATAATATCGGAAATCAACGTCATACTAAGAATCCAGATGGGACTGTAGGACAAGACGAAGCGCCATTTATCCACGGCGATGTTCATATTGTTATAAATTTTAAAAATCCTTTAGATATTGACCCGACTACCGGTGAAGCTATTTTTCAATCAGTAGCTGATTCAAAAACAGGTAAGTCGGTATATACTGCTAAGTATAGCGGAGTATTTAGAGTAACTCAAATAGTTAATTATTTTAAAGACGGAAAGTTTACACAAAAATTAGATTTAATTAGATTAACTGCACAAGTGGAAGATACCGATGTACCTCCGCCAACTAAACTCCCATTACCGGTAATAGAATACCCTGATCCGGTGAGAGAAAATATTAATCCACCTCCTGATACTCCGTCCACAGTTAGAGCCACTGAAGATACCTTGGCTGCGGAAATTGCATCATCTCTATCACTTAATGGGTTACCTGGAGATTTATCTAACCTTCTTCCGGGTAATTTACAAAGCATTTCAGGTTCTCCAACTGGAGGATTATCGATAGGATCATTTATTAATTCATTATCTTCCGGCGCATCAGGAATTAATGGGTCTTTAATTAATCGTCTATCCGGATCTTCGGCTTTAGGATTACTAAATGTTGCTTCTGCTATTAGATTAACTAACTCAGGTTTGACGAATTTTTCAACAAATATTAATAGTGCAGGCGGGTCGGTAAATCAATTAAGTAATGTAGCCAATTCGATAGGATTTAATAATGTTTCACCTAATACAATTGCTCAAAATGCTATAGCTTCGGGTGCAAATTCTTCCAATCTTTCTAGTAGTGCATTAAGTCAAGTGAATAATTTAGGTAATAATGCTGCAGGATTAGTCTCTAGTAATTCTGCACAATTATCTAATATAAACGGTAATGTAAATTCTCTAGAATCTACTTTAGGTATTAATCCTAATAGATTAGCAGGTTTAAGTGGCGGATTGAGATCTAAAATCTATAATACAATTATTCAAGCGGCACAAAATGTTCCTAAGAATGTTGATATTAATGCCGCAGTAAGTAATGGGTTATTGATTAATAATATACCGGTACAAGGACTTAAAAATATTCCCTCAACCCAACCGACAATTAGTGCGCCTGATGCTGATATAAACATTAGTGATGTAAGATATATCTTAAAAAATGGTGGAACTTTATCAGATATTCCAGGAGCTGCTAGTATACCGAATATCAATAAATTAATTTCGAATAATAAAGCTTCGGTAGTTGCTGGATCGGCACTTTCTCCTATAGCAGTTTCAGGTAAGGTCAGTACACTTCAATCAGGTTTTTCACAATTAACAGGAAATTCCCCTAGTGTAGAGGCTGTAGTAAATACTATAAATTCAGTGGTTCCAACAGGACTTCCTAATGTATCAAATGTATCTCCGTCTGTAGTAAGCAAATACGGATCGAAGAGTGCATCTGCAGCATCTAGTCCTTTAATAAATTTAATAAATGGGTCAAATAAAAAATGAGTGCAGTTGATAAACGAATAACATCGGTATTTACAAAAAAGATGCCGAGTCCTGGACCATATAAAGCCAGGGTAACAAATCATCTCGACCCGACTAGAATGGGAGCATTTGAAGTTTCTATTCAAAGAGGTACAACAGACGATCCTAATGCAGAACAGTTAACAGGTCGTGCATATTATCTTCCTCCATTTTGGGGAACGATGAATCAATTATTTGAAGGAACTGATCCTAAAAAATATGAAGATGTACAACATAGTTATGGCATGTGGATGGTTCCTCCTGATATAGGTGCATGGGTATTGGTAATTTTTATCGACGGCGATCCTAATCAAGGTTACATTTTAGGGTGTTGTCCGGATACTTACCAAAATCATAGCGTTCCCGGAATTGCAGCGAGCGATAAAGTTTTTATAAGTCCCGAACAGCAATTAAAATATCAAACATCAAGATTGCCAGTGGGTGAATTTATGATGAGAACAGTTAAGGATCACCCGATGCCCAGTTCTCAATATCGCCCAATTCATCCATTCGCTGATCGATTATTAGCACAAGGACTATTAATCGATAATATTAGAGGTATTACATCTAGTTCTGCTAGACGAGAAATGCCAAGCACAGTTTATGGTATCAGTACTCCGGGTCCTTTAGATTTAACTGGAAGAAAAGCAGCAGTAGGATATGATAAAAAAACATTAGTGCCTATTAAGCGATTAGGAGGCACACAATTTGTCATGGATGATGGCAGGGTCGATCCAAAAACTGGAAAAATTGTAGACGAATTAGTACGTATACGTACTAGAACCGGTCATCAAATTTTAATGCATAACAGCAGTGATTTGATTTATATTGCTAATAGCCAAGGAACTGCTTGGATTGAATTAACGTCAAATGGTAAAATAGATGTATATGCTGCTGATAGTGTTAGTATACACTCTGAAGCAGATTTTAATTTCAGAGCTGATCGAGATATTAACATCGAAGCCGGCAGAAATATTAATGTTCGTGCATTGGGAAATATGGAACAGAATATTGCCGGGTATTATAATTTAATCGTAGATGATTATGCAAAGATATCTATTGCTAAAAATAAAGACGAAACAATAGGAAAAGATTTAAAGGTCAGTGTAGGGAATAATTTAAACATATTGGTAGATCAAGGTTTATTAGCAACTACAGGAGCAGGAATCGATATTTCGGCAGAGGGTGATGTAAAATTAAGTACTGCAGGTACACATCATTTCGGAGCAAGCGGAAATATAATTGCAACTGGCGCAAAGATACATTTAAATGGACCATCGGCAGCAGCCGCTGCAAGTGCAGAATTAGCCAGTTTACCTCCTCAGTTGCCTACATATAGCTTACCTAATAGAAAAGCAGAGAACGGATGGGCACACGGAACATTTTATAAAGCTAATCCTATTAGTAGTATTATGCAGCGCGTTCCGACACACGAACCGTGGGATCAACATGAAAATATAGATCCTGTGAAATTTAGTTCAACTAATACCGATGTCACTGTACAAAGTAGAGCAGCTAGTGGAATTCCTGATACTTCGGCTGTTTCTTCGGCCTCATCTGCTAACTTACCCGAGGTATTATCTGGTACATGCGAACCTAAATATGCAGCAGATATTTCAAATCCGTCTAATCTAACAGGAATTACACAACTTAAAGCAGCTTGTACCGCAGTTGGATTGAATACTCCTATATCTATTGCTTCTTTATTAGGTATAACAGGAGGAGAATCAAAATGGCAGATACAAACTGAGAAATTTAATTATTCTGCTAATAGATTATTACAGGTCTTTCCATCTATATTCAAAGGTGACTTAGCTTTAGCTCAAGAAAAAGCCGCTGACCCATCTAAATTACCTGAATTTTTATACGGACCGCCGCCGTTTGGGTCGCCTGACAATCAATACAGATCTTTAGGAAATACTACCTCAGGAGACGGTACCAAATTTATCGGTAGAGGGTATATTCAAATTACTGGTCGGACTAGTTATACAAAATATAGCAAGTTATTATATGATAGAGGGTTATTACCATCTGCAACGGCATTAGTAGATAATCCGTCTTTATTAAATGATCCTAAAATTTCAGCTTATGTTAGTGCAATATATATTGCAGACAGAGTTAAACTATCTCAAACAGATCCCGGATATTTTGATGCAGCAGTAAGAGCTGTAGGTTATTGTACACCTGACATTTATGCAACTAAGAAAGGATATTATGAATGTTTCTTAGGACAATTGCAAGGTACACCGATTCCTACGTATGATTCTTCAGTACCTCTAACTAATAGTGCAGGCGATGTTGTCGGGCCCACTACAACGCCAACAACAAGTAATACTACCGGCCCATAAATACGAACATGCCTTATAAAAATATAGAAATAAACCCAGTTCAATTTAAACCTACATTAACTTATAAACAAAGTCAATTTTATTTTGGTTATAGTTCGGTAAACACTGATGTTACAAATAATGTAAGATTATACGATTTTGACCTTATTAAACAAGATTTATTAAATCAGTTTAATACTCGCTTAGGTGAGAGAGTAATGAATCCTACTTTCGGCACAATTATTTGGAGTTTAATATACGAGCCATTTACCGATAGTGTTAAACAGGCTATAGCAGATGATATTAACAGAATTTGCAATAATGATCCGAGAGTTGTTCCGATACAATTAGATACTGTAGAACAAGAATACGGAATTCTTTTAGAAATTACACTTCAATATATCGGAACAGACCAAACAGCTAGCATGTCTTTATCATTCGATAGAGAATTAGGATTATTATCGCAATAATATACGTATATTATTACTCAAATAAATACGGTATCTTATGAGAAAGGCTATATGATACCATCAACAACTAATCAACTATTAGTAGCAGAAGATTGGAAAAAGATTTACCAGAGTTTCCAAAACGCAGAATTTCAAAGTTATGATTTCGACACATTACGTCGAACAATGATTACATATCTTAGAGAGAATTTTCCTGAAGATTTTAACGATTATATTGATAGCAGTGAATATATAGCACTTGTTGATCTAATTGCTTTTTTAGGACAAAATCTCAGTTTTCGAATTGATTTAAATGCTCGAGAAAACTTTTTAGAGACAGCTGAAAGAAGAGATAGTATTCTAAGATTAGCACAGCTAATTAGTTACAATCCTAAAAGAAATGTTCCTGCAAATGGATTATTAAAAATTACCTCTATATCTACTACTGGTAATGTTTATGATGTTAATGGAACAAACTTATCGAATGTCATTGTTGGATGGGATGATCCTACTAATTCTAATTGGTATCAACAATTCATTACAATTTTAAATTCTGCAATGGTTTCGCCGACACAGTTTGGTAAACCTGTTATTAGTTCTGTGATTAATGGGATATCTACAGAACAATATAAGATTAATTCTAATAATGCCGATGTGCCAGTTTTTAGTTTTACAAAGAGCATAGCAGGAACAACATTATCATTTGAATTAGTATCGTCGACCTTTGCTAATAATAATTATATCTATGAAGAAACACCGCAACTTGGTAATTCATTAGGAATAATTTTTCAAAATGATAATCAAGGAAGTGGTAGTGCAAATACCGGGTTTTTTATTCATTTTCGCGAAGGTACATTGTCTAATGCTAGCTTTTCAGTAAGTAGTCCGGTGCCGAACGAATTAGTAGGTATTAATGTCAATAACATTAATGATACAGATGTATGGCTTTGGCAAAAAAGCCTCGACGGCACTACTTTACAGACTCTATGGCAACAAGTTCCTGCACTAACAGGCAATAATGTCATTTATAATAGCTTGAATTCCGGCCAGCGCAATATCTATGCGGTCTTAACTAGAGATAATGATCAAATAGATCTATCGTTTGCTGATGGCAGTTTTGGAAATTTACCAAATGGATCATTTGCATTATATTATAGACAAAGTAGCGGATTAACTTATAGTATTAAACCAGAGCAATTAAGCAATGTTTCTGTTCAAATTCCTTTTACAGATAGTTCAGGACAGTCTCAATTATTAACATTAATTTTAAGTTTACAATATACAGTATCGAATGCTTCAGGTAGTGAATCTAGTGACGATATTAAATTAAAAGCTCCTCAGACATATTATACTCAAAATAGAATGATTACTGCTGAGGATTATAATATTGCTCCTCTCAACGTTAGTCCTGATATTATTAAACTTAAAAGTATCAATAGAGTTAGCAGCGGAATCAGCAAATATTATGAATTAAGTGATGTTAGTGGAGCATATAGTTCTACTGATATTTTTGCAACAGATGGTATTTTATATAAAGAATATAACGAAGGGAATTTTCAATTTTCTTTCACTACTCGAAATGAAATTTTCTCTGTTTTACAAACACAACTTTCAACAGTTATAGGATCTGCAGGATTAAACTCGTTTTATTTAGATCAATATCCTAGAGTTGATTTAAGCTATGCAAATCTTGCATGGAATCAATCGAATTTATTAACAAATCAAACTAATGGATATTTTAACTCTTACACTGGCCCTGTTTCTGTAGGATATTTAGGTACTGGTAACTTGTCTTATATATCGGCAGGATCTTTGATAAAATTTGTACCACCTGCTAATAATTACTTTTTACCAAATGGACAACTTACTAATATAAGTGATGATACAACTAAATCATATATATGGGCACAAGTGGTTAATATTATAGGTGATGGTTCTAACAATGGAACAGGAAATTTAGTTACCGGAGTTGGGCCGATTACTATGACAGGTAGCATATTCGGAAATGGACAAGTAATTAATAATGGATCATTACAAAGCCCATCATTGAGCATCCCATCGAGTGCAATACCTCAGACTATTATACCTAAATTTATTAATATTCTATCTTATGATATACAGACTGAAATTGCAAATTTATCACTATCAAAGAGAAATTTTGGACTAAGTTTCGATGCTACAACACGAACATGGTATATAATTGTAGATACTAATTTAGATCTATTAAATTCTTTCAGTTTATCTCATCAAAAAGACATTAGCAATTCGAATCTCGATGCTAGTTGGATGGTGGCATTTCAATGGACTGGAAAAGAATATAATGTTAGATATAGAACTCTTGATTATGTATTTGAAAGCGCAGCTCAAACAGCTTTCTTTGTGGATACATCGACAAAGAATTATGATTTTACAAATGATACAGTTGTAAAAGATCGTATAGATGTATTGTCGATTAATAAAGGACCTACTCCAGATACTATCTCATTAGGTTATGATTATTCATGGCAAATTAATAGCGCTGTTATCGAATCTGACGGTTATGTAGAACCTAAAAAAGTTTTAATTAGTTTTTACGATCGCAATGATAATGGTCAAATTGATGATCCTGATACATTTAACAATATTGTTTCTCCTGATAGTAATAGTTTACAGACAGGATACAAAGATAAATTTATCTATTTTCTAAAATCAGCTACCGGTAGTACTTATTCTTTATATAATGGTAGCATAATTGCTTATCCTAATCAAAATGCAGTGGTAAACCCAATTGATGGACAGAAATATTATTTTTATGATATAGATCTTATAAAAATTTATTCAAGTTCGACAAATTCATATGACACTCCGTCTCCTTACTTGTATTTTGCAAGATCTGGTAGAAAAAATATTAAGTTTCATTATATACATAATGCTGCAAATGAAAGAAGATTAGATCCATCGAAGATGAATATTATTGATGTTTATCTATTAAGCAGTAGTTATGATTCAGAATATAGAAGTTGGTTAATGTCAGGAACTGGAACAGCACCTATTACTCCAACATCACAAAGTTTAGAAAATAATTATTCATCATATTTAGAACCAATTAAAAGCATAAGTGATGAAATCGTATATCATCCTGCAATTTACAAAGTATTATTCGGTGGCCCGGCACCGACATCGTTACAAGCAACTTTCAAAGCAGTTCAAAGTCCAACAAGCACACTTAGTGCAACTAGTTTACAATCGAGTATTTTAACTGCAATTAATAACTTTTTTGCAATAGAAAATTGGGATTTCGGACAAACCTTTAATTTCGGTGAGTTAGTAACGTATGTTATGAATATAATGACACCGGACATTACTAACTTTGTTATAGTTCCGAAGTCGACTAATAACAGTTTTGGAAGTTTATTTCAGATAACTTGCCAGAGTAACGAAATTTTTATTAGTGGCGCAACAGTCAGTGATATACAAATACTAAGTAGTTTAACAGCATCAGAATTAAATGCAACATTGATCGTTTCGAGTAGTTAAGGACCAACTTTATAATGAGTAATTCAAATAAAAACCGTAGAAAATCAGTAAATTTACTTCCTTCTTATTTTCAAACCAATAAAAATACTAAATTTTTATCCGGAGCACTTGATCCTCTCTATTCGGTTCCATCTTTAACAAGATTTAACGGATTTGTAGGTAGCAAATTAAGCCCGACATACAATTCATTAACTGATGTTTATGTTAATAATTCTAATATTAGTAGCAATGAACTAAGAAACAAATATCAATTTGAACCAGCATTGATCAATCAAGATTCTCTAGGAAATATTAAAAATGTTTTTGGTATAGATGATTTAGTAAATCAATTATCTTTCTATGGTGCTAATACAAGTAATTTTAATAAGTTGTTTTCACCTGATGTTAATTCATATTATCCACATATTGATTGGGATAAGTTTGTTAATTTTAGAGAATACTACTGGTTACCGATGGGTCCTGATGCAGTTACCATAACTGGCCAACAACGAAATACCGTTAGCACGTATACAGTAACAGATTCTGCGGATGGAAGTTATTTTGTATTCACGCCAGATGGGCTAACTGAAGATCCAGTTCTAACATTTTATAAAGGCGTAACTTACGTTCTTAATATTAATTCTAAACATACATTCTATATTAAAACAAATAATGAACCAGGCTCGGGCGGTTCATTAACCGGCAACGGTGTTAGCAATGGGCAGATTATTTTTACAGTAGTTGATACTTTGCCCGGAATTCTTTATTATGCATCTGATGATACGACTGTTGTGCCGGGAAATATCTTAGTTAGAAATATTACAGAAAATTCTTATTTAGATATCAATGCAGATATTATCGGTAAAGCAACTTACACTACTGCTAATGGAATAGAATTAATTAATGGATTAAAAATTAATTTTGCTGGAAATGTAATTCCTGAATCTTATTTAGGTAAAGATTATATTGTTGAAGGAGTGGGGGATTCTATTAGATTGGTAGATTTTTCTGTTTTACAAACTCCTGAAAATGTCTCAACACAATATGATGATAACTTTGATACAACTTTATTTGACGATTATCCTTTTGATAATTTTCAAAATCTTCCATTAACTCCGGAATATATTACTATTAATCGATCAAGTAGAGATCTCAATCCGTGGTCTCGATATAATCGTTGGTTCCATAGTGATGTTATTCGTAAATCAGCCGCTGCTAATGGAAATATTCCAACATTTCCGATCAATCAACGAGCTGTCTATCCTATCATAGAATTTAGACCTGATTTACAACTTTATAATTTCGGTACAAATAGTATACCCTCTGTTGATGTTATTGATCAAGTAACAAAAGATGCATTTTCTACTATAGAAAGCGCAACATCGGCTACTGTTGATGGATTACCTTTACAACCAGGTCAATTAGTAATTTTTAATGCTGATACTGACCCGTTAGTAAGAGGTAAAGTATTCGAAGCTACGTTAAGTAGTATTTTCGGCGTCTATAAAATTAATCTAGTTAAAAAGATCGATCCAGTCTTCGGAAATAGTATGGTAACGCTTTTCGGCACTACCGGTAAAGCAATAGAATGGTGGTTTAATGGTTCTGAATGGGTCACTGCTCAACAACGTACTGTTTTAAATCAAGCTCCGTTGTTTGATTTATATGATGCTAATGGGAATAGTTATAGCGATAAAACGTATTATGATTCTATTTTTTCAGGAAATAAGTTATTCGGTTATGCAATCGGCACAGGAACAAATGATCCTATATTAGGATTTCCATTATTGTATAAAGATGTCGGAATAGAAGGATTATTCTTATTTCAAAATTACTTTAATTCAGATATTATTAAATTATTATCTCCTACAGCAGTAACAGATGTTCCGACATCGGAGACATTCTTAAGAATTAACAATGGCGATTTGGGGTTTAATTTTGTTAACATATGGACTAAGGGTGAGTCTTATCAAATACCTGTACAACAATTTCAATCAATAAACAGTGGTGATAGCATATCTGTTACAGCATTTGATAATCCTGCATTAATTAATGACTTAACTTTAGAAGTATTTGTTAATAATGCAAAATTACTAAATTCGCAATATACATTAGTGAAAGACAAAACTGAATTATCTGTCAAACTGAATAATTCGGTGAATACTGCTACAAATGTTTTAATTAACTTGTATACTTCTTCAGATCCTAATGATACTGGGGTATATGAAACTCCGATCAACCTGACTAATAATCCACTAAACGGACAAATTTTGCAATTTACATTTAGTGAGATTTCCGATCATGTTAAAACAATGGTCGATAAGGATCCTAGATTTGTTGGGAATTATCCAGGTATTAGTAATCTAAAAAGTTTGCCCGATATAAGCAAATATGGATCTAGAATTATTACAAGTAATAATCCACTATCCTTTTCTCAAGAATTTATTACTAATATAGAGCACGGATTAATCCCTGCAATTAGATCAGTAGGAAATGATTATTATCAATTTAAATTAAATCTTATTAAATTTTCTACCAATGCAGATATAAATTTAACTCCTGCAGATGCATTAGACTCGATATTATCTGAAATAAATTTAAGTAAAAATTCTTCATTTCCATATAGTCAAAGTGATATGATCGCTTATGGAAATAATGTTGTTACACAAAAATATACCATAACTGACGTTAGAAATACCACATATCCATTAACTTCTGGGTACTCGTTAGATAATCTTTCTTATAGATCTGTTTTATTATATTTGAATGATAGTTCGTTAGCATACGGTCGAGATTATACATTTAATGAAACATATTCAACAGTAGAAGTAACTGCTACATTATCTGTCGGTGATGTCTTAGTAATTAAAGATTATACATCTACAATAGGTAATTATGTTCCTCCGACTCCTACAAAGTTAGGATTATATCCGAAATATATTCCAAATATTTTTATAGATTATTCATATTCTGTACCTCAAGTAGTATTACAAGGGCATGACGGCAGTTTAACTATTGCATATACAACTATCGATAATTTTAATCAAGGAAATTATGATCTCAGAGATTTAATATTATTAGAATTCGAATTAAGAGTTTTTAATAATATTAAGGTTGAATATAATCGAGAATTAATTAACATTGATAAAATTCTTCCCGGATTATATAGAACAAATGATTATACATATTCAGAGATATATAAATTAGTTTCAGCAGACTTCATTAAATGGACCTCTACATTTAATATAAATTATATAGAAAATCTCGATTATGATGTAGATAATTACAAAACTTATAATTACGGATCAAATGTCGATTATATTACAGAGACTCCGCTGCCGGCCGGCGGGTGGAGAGGCATTTATAAGTATTATTTTGATACCGATCGCCCGGATACCTGCCCTTGGGAGATGTTGGGATTTAGTATTATGCCTTCTTGGTGGGAAGAAGAATACGGACCTGCTCCTTATACGTCTGGAAATTTAAATTTATGGCAAGATTTAGAGGCAGGGTTGATAAGGTACGGAGATCGAGCAGGGGTAGACGAAGTATATGTTAGACCAGGATTAACCAATGCGATTCCGGTAGACGAACACGGCAACCTTGTCGACCTTAGATACTGGAGTGGTATTGTTAATGAAGGATTTTTTAATAATAGCACACAAGATTGGGTATTTGGCGATTACAGTCCGGCCGAAACTGCATGGAGACGCAGCAGTCTTTGGCCATTTGCAGCACAAGTAATTTGTGCTTTATCAAAGCCTGCTGATTATGCTGCAAAAATGTATGATCCTGCTAGGTTGACTAAAGATGCAACAGGTCAATATCGCTATGGTTCTTTAAATAGTTTCTTAAATTTAAATTCTGTTTCTATTTTTTCAGATAATAATACTTTAACTTCTGGTTATAGTATGCTTGTAGTGGAAAATGGAAAAAAGAAGTCTTTAGGATATTTGACCAGTCTTAAAAACGATTTATTATATGCAAATTTTAATCTATTCTATAAAGCCGGCGGGTTTTTGAGTAAAAATAAATTAGAAATATTAATCGATTCAGTAAGTCCTAATTCTGCTAGTCCCGGAGTTGCATTATCAGAAGAAGATTATACTTTATTTTATACAATTAGTAATCCTGTTAAGACTGTGAGTATTTCTGGTATTATTGTAGAAAAAAATAATGCACAATTTGTAATTAAAGGTTATGATAAAGAAAATCCACGATTTAGTGTGCAATTGCCTATACATACCTCTAGTGATACATTGGTTACTGTAGGAGGGAAAACAGTTCCTTTCTTAACATGGACAGAAAATACTCTTTATCAAACAGGACAAATTGTTGAATATAACAATCAATTTTATACAGTTAATGCAACAGAAAATTCTGGTTCCTCTTTTAATATTATCAATCATATTAAAATATCACAATTACCGATTGTCGGCGGATCATCAGCATTAGCTACTAAATCTTTTGATGAAAATGTTACAATAATACCATATGGTTCGAAATTTGATACAATACAAGAAATATATGATATTATATTAGGATATGGTCAATACCTAATTAATCAAGGTTTCCAATTTAATCAATATAATTCCGATTTAGGCTCAGTGATTGATTGGAATTTTAGTGCTAAAGAATTTTTATATTGGACTACTCAATCATGGGGTAATGGTTCTGTTATAACTATTAGTCCATTTTCTAATCAGATTCAATTCCAATTTACTGATTCTGTAGTAGATAATGTACTCGATAGTTTTTATGAATATAGTTTATTAACTGCTACAGGGTTACCATTTCCACATGACAAATTTAATATTTCAAGAGAAGATAATATTTGTTCTATTACAGCGCAGAATACTAACCAAGGGTTATATTTTGCAAGATTGAATTTAGTTCAAAAAGAACATTCGATTATATTGAATAATAATACTATATTCGGAGACATTGTTTACGATATTGAAACCGGATATAGACAATCTAGAATGAAGATCTCTGGATTCATTACTGGAGATTGGAATGGCGATTACTTGGTTCCGGGATTTGTATATGACGAAGCAATTATA